CTGTTGCCGGTTACGCCGGCAGCGACCCTGGCGGCCGTGCAGTTGCCAACCGTGCCGGAGACACCGACCTATGCCGTACTCGGCGTCATCACGCTGCAGAACGGCTCTGCCGGCAACTTCGTGCCGGGCACGACCAACACGAACACGGCCTCGCTGACGTGGGGGTATTACGCCGTCACGTCTTGCACCTGGCCCATCCAGATCCTGTAAGGAGATAGACCATGTCTTACAACCTCACTGGCGCCATAACTGGCGGCAATGTCACGCTGTCCAAGGCTGGCCTGGCGCTGTCCGGGGCCGGCAACACCAACTACACCACCACCGCCGTCGGTGGCGCCTCGGGCATCGTGGCGATTAACCAAGGCGCCTATCAGTACGTTGCCAACGTCGGCGCTACCGCCGCGCCCACCTACGACGCTGCGTCGATTGGCGCCGTCAGCGGTACGGCCAACTCCGGTTCCATCTTCCGCTCGCTGGTCGCGCAGCAGTCGCCGGGCGGCGGTATCTCGGCCTCCTATGCGAACTCTGGCTGTGTCTTTGTGTTCGGCCTTGATCGTGCGGGCAACGTCCGGGTCGCCCAGGGCCGCGTCGTGCAGATCACCGACACGACCACCGGTTCGACACCTCTGCCACTGCCGATCCTGCCCGACTGGTTCACACCGTTCGCCTATGTGACCGCCAAGCTGGTTTCGGCCACGCCCGCTAGCTGGGTGTTTGGGTCCGGCTTCTGGAACGCGACTGGGCTTACGCTTGGCACACCGGTCGACATCGCCGTGCTGCCACCGACCGACCCACTGTCGCCGTAAGCCTTATCGCTCGACCAGGCCCGCCAACCGGTGGGCCTTTTTCATTTGGGAGTCCAGCATGTCCAAAATCAAGACCACCGAAGAAGGCAGTAGCCTGGAGTTCGCTACCGAGGCCGGTATCGAATCGGTCGTTGTCAGCGAACACGACAAGCTCATCAAGCAGGAAGCGTTCATGAATGAACGCGTTACGGTCATCCTTCAGTCGACCGCCGACGAAAACGCACCGCCTTCGATCCAACTCAGCGTCAACGGCATCACCCAGCCGATGTTCCGCGATGTGCCGACGCCCGTGCGCCGCATGTTCGTTGAGGTGCTGGCCCGGTGCAAAGAGACCAAGTACAAGGCCGTGGTCGCCAACCCGAGCGAGCCCGACAAGATCAGCTATATCCCGTCGACGGCCCTCAGCTACCCGTTTGTGGTCGAGGATGACCCGAACCCGCATGGTCGTGCCTGGCTGAAAGCGGTTCTGGCAGAGCCGGCCTGATGAACTTCCTGCAGCTGGTCCAGTCCGCCGTCCAAGAGTGCGGCATCAGCACGTACACGCCGTCCACGACCGTTGGGCAGCCGCTCGAAATCAAGCGTGTCGTCGACTGGATCAATGCCACCTATCGCGACTTGCATACCCTGCACGCCGATTGGGACTGGTTGCGCCAGCCGTTCAGCTTCCAGACCGTGGCCACGCAGCAGTCCTACACGCCGACGCAGGCCAATATCCCGGTGGACGCCAACGGCAATTCCTACCTCGGCAACTGGAAACGTGACAGCTTCCGCATCTACAGCCAGGCGCTTGGGTACTCGAACGAAATGATTTTCCCGTTCCTGGCCTACGGCAACTTCCGAGACCTGTACCAATTCGGTGGTATGCGCACGACCAACCGTCGCCCGGACGCCTGGTCGATCGACCCGCAAAAGAACCTGGTCCTTGGCCCGACACCGGACGACGTCTACGTGGTCAACGGCGAGTATTACCGCTTGCCGGCTCCGCTGGCCGTGGATGCGGATGTGCCGCTACTGCCGTCGCAGTACCACGATCTACTGGTGTTCGGCGTCATGCGCCGCTATGGCGAGTTCGAATCGCAGGGTGACGTGTTCAGCCGTGGCGACGCCGAATACACGGCCATGCTGCGCCGGCTGGAAGCGGACCAGCTACCTACCATCACATGGGGGGCGCCACTTGCGTAATTCGCTCCCACAGGTCAAGCAGCGCTTCTGGGCCTTGCAAGGCGGCCTCGACCTGCAAACGCCCGCCATCAGCATCGCCGAGGGCCGCTGCATCGACGCGCAGAACTACGAGCCGAACATCGACGGCGGCTATCGTCGCATTGACGGTCACGAGCGCACCGACGGCCGCGCCCTGTCCAGCGCGCAGACCTACTGGATCGTTGCTGCCACCATCACCGGTACCGTGACGAATGGTGCCACGCTGACCGGTAACAGCTCGGGCGCAACCGGCATCGTGCTCGGCGTGTTCTACGGAACGAACATCGTGCTTGGCCGCGTGTCGGGCACCTTCCTGAATGGCGAGGCGCTGAAGATCAGCGGCGCCGTGGTGGCCACCGCTACCGCGAACTCCCTGGCCGGGTCCGCATCGAGCGTGTCGGACGACGCCGATTACACGCTGCTGGCGGCCAACGACTGGCGCGCGCTGATCCAGCCGCTACCGGGAAGCGGCCCGGTGCGTGGGGTCTGGATTTACAAGGACACGCTGTACGCCTTCCGCGACAACGTCGGCGGCACAGCCGGGCTGATGTACCAGGCCACCCCGACCGGCTGGCAACAGGTGCAGTTCGGCTACGAAATCCAGTTCACAGCCGGCGCCAGCACGATCGCCATCGGCAATACGGTAACCGGTGGCACCAGCGGCGCGACGGGGACCGTTGCTGCGGTGTTGGTGCGCACGGGGGCATTTGGCAGTGCCGGCGTCGGTTCGCTGGTGTTCAGCGGCATCACTGGCACCTTCCAGAACGGCGAGCCTTTGAAGGTGGGCGCGACAACCTGCGCCACGGCCGCCAGCACCTGCGCGCAGATCACCCGGCTGCCGGGCGGCCAGATGGAGTTCACCAACGGCAATTTCACCGGATCGACGTCGACGCAGAAAATGTACGGCGTAGACGGCGTCAACTGCGCTTTCGAGTTCGACGGCACGACCTATGTGCCGATCCACACCGGCATGCCGACCGACACGCCCAACCATATCGCCTTCCACAAGAGCTATCTGTTCATGAGCTTCCTGGGGTCGGTGCAGTTTTCAGGCATCGGCAATCCCTATGCCTGGACCACGATACTCGGCAGCGGCGAAGTCACGACCGGCGACCCGGTTACCGGCTTCCTGGCGCAGGGCGGCAATGCGCAGGGCTCGGCCCTGGCGATCTTCACCAAGGGCAAGACCTTCATCCTGTACGGCAACACCTTCGGTACTGGCGGTGACGCGCATATGGTGCCGTCGGTCTACGACCTGGGTTACCTGCCGTTCACCTTCCAGCCTGTTTCAAACAACACATTCGGCATGACGGCGCGCGGCATCCAATCGCTGATCACGACGCTGACCTATGGCGACTTCGACTATTCGTCAATCTCGCACGACATCCAGCCGCTGATTGCCGCCAAGCAGGGTATGGCCTGCGCCAGCTATTCCAGCCGGTCGCGCGATATGTATTGCGTGTACTTCACCGACGGCACCGGCCTAGCGGTCGGCCTGAACGGCGACAACGTCAACGGCCTCATGCCGCTGAACTACGGCAAGGTCGTGCGCTGCATATGTGCCAGCACTTTGTCGAACGGTACCGAGGTGGCCTACTTCGGCAGCGACGACGGGTATGTCTACCTGCTCAACAGCGGCACAAGCTTCGACGGCCAGCCGATCGAGGCCTGGGTGCGCCTGCCGTTCAACGCCATGGGTTCGCCGCGGCTGCGCAAGCGCTACCGCCGCGCCGTGCTCGAGGTGTCGGTGACGGCTTTCTGCCAGGTCAACGTGTCGTGGGATCTCGGCTACGGCACAGTCAACGCCGCGCCGCAGTCGCAACAACCGAATTCTTCCATGGTCGGCTACGGCGGCTACTGGGACCAGTTCACCTGGGACACCTTCGTCTGGGATACCCAGGTCATTTCGGATCCGACCATCACGCTCGCCGGCACCGAAAAGAATATCGGCTTCCTGTTCTACTCGAACCGTGCCCAGGACAAGAGCCACATCTTGCAGGGCATCACCGTTACCTACTCAGAGGGTCGGCTTGAACGATGAGTAACAACTACTACAACCACGTCAGTGGCGTGCCGGCAGCCCAGACGCGCGGCACATCGCAGAATATCCGCGCTGAATTCGACACGATCACGGCCGGCTTTGCCCTGGTGCAGGCCGATATCCTTGCCCGGCCGCAGTCGGGCGCTGCCGCGACGATTACCGCCAGTTGGATTTTCAGCGGCGCGCAGACGTTCGGCGCGGCCACCTTCGGCTCGGCCACCATTACCACGATGAGCCTGACGAACGGCACCATCACCAACACGCCAGCCGCCAACGACAGCAGCACGTCGATCGCCAATACCCAGTTCGTTCAAGCCGCGATCACTGCGAGCGCAGCCCGATTCGGAACGCTGGGCTATCTGCTGCCCTTCAGCGTCAACACTAGCGGCAACGCTGCGGTAAACCTGCGTTACCTGGTCGACACCAGCTCAGCGGCCGTAAACCTGCTGCTGCCGGGCACCCCGAATATTGGCGACCAGATCGGGTTCGTCGACGTCAGCGGTACGTTTTCCGTCAACCCTCTGACCATTCAGCGCAATGGCAAGACCATCATGGGCTTCGCCGAGGATATGGCCGTCACCACCAATTACGCATCGTTTGGGCTGGTCTGGACTGGCACCAACTGGAGGCTGTTCTAATGAGCAACTTTAGCCAGTTCCTTGGCGGCGGCGTTCCCGTCAGCGGCTACACCGGCTTTGGCCCTGGCGTTACGGCGGTTGTCCATCAGCCGGGCGACGGAACATCATTTCTGAAAACCGGCAACGTGTTGCCCGCCAGCCAGACGCCTACCCTGCTAAACCAGCAATTGCGGTCCGCGTTCGCGTCTCAATCGCTGCTGCCCTATCGCTTTGGCGGCACCACGCCGCTGTACGCCAACGGCATTGGTGCTACGCCGACGCTCGGCGCCAGCCAGGTCACAACGTTTGGCTATGTTAGCGGCCTGTACGTGGTGGCGAACGTCAGCGGCTACAACTATATGACGTCGCCCGACCTGGTTACGTGGACCCAGCGGGCCTTCCCAGGACTTACCCAACATGTGAACGGGTATAAGTCCTACT